ATAGCTCCATCGTCTTTAGTTTGAAGTTCACCAGCCGTACTAACTAATGCATCTTCAACACCATCAGTTAGTTGAACTTTAGAACCTGCTACGATACTAGAATTTACATTAATACTACCGTCTGTTTTTACCGATAATTCCTGTGACGGCGTTGTACCATCAACTATTTTAACAGCTGCATCCCCATTAGCCTCTGTTCTCATTGGTAAACTACTTGCAAAATCAGCCATTGATTTTATTCCCCTTCTAATTTAGTTATAATTTCATCTTGTAATTTAATATGATCTTTCATTCTTTTAATATCTTGNTCACGTTCCATTATCTTNTATTCTAACTCAGATTTTGATGCTTTTGCTTTTAAAATCTGTAATTCTTTTTTCTTTTTATCTAAATCCATTANGCTAAACTCCCTATTATTCTACCCTCAAAATCTGCCGTCATTGGTCTAAAGTGTGTAACCTTTAAATTAATAACTGTACCAGCTACTAATGATAAGTTTTCGAAATTAAATTCACCAAACAAATTACCGCCAAAATATGTACGCTTCTTAGCCTCAACACTTGATGCTATTTCTACCTCATACAATGCTATATTCTCTCCACTAAATTCTATTTGTTTAAGTTCAAAATGTCATCCCTATTGGTACCGTATAAGTAACAATAGTTGTCTGCGTATTTGAAGCCACACTANTAACATCACTATATATATTAGTTATTACTCCGCTTGATCCGCCAAGAGCAGCTAGTATCGCATCTAATACAGCTTTGTTAATTGAATCATTAACTTTGATATAGTAATCACCCTTATTACCAGGTACTACTTCTTCACCAGATTTTTTTAAGACCTCAATCCCCGTGATCTCTTACTGCCATTTACCTAACCCTCCCATGGGCATATATCAACAAGGTAAATAAAAATAAACCAATTTATTTAGGTCTATTACTTATTCTATCAACTTTTTGAGATGGCTTTATTAAACCTAAACTTCCTTGTTGATCAATGACTATACTGAAACTACCTGAACCAATATCGCCTGCATCATGGGGAACTGCATCTGTGATATTTTTCATGCTTTTAGCAACCATAATAATATCACCGCCATTAACTTCAGCTCTAAAATCTTCTAAATTATTACCATTATCTATTGCAGACTTAACCTTAGCTGCCACTTGAGACGAAATATCTCCAGTCAATATATCAACTTTAATCTTTCTGCTAGCTGCAATATATATAGCACCAGTTGGAGCAACACCAGCGCCATCTTTATCTAACCATACAGCTACACTATCACCATCCCCCTCTGAATAAGAAAAATAATCTGCTTGAGTTGCTGCTGCTGCNGCAGGACATGTAATAGTGAATTTTCTCGTTTTCTGCTTTATCTAATGTATTTAAACCAGAATGACTCTGATTAGGGTTTAATGGAATAGACATTAATTACCTTCCTTATTTATCTAAAATCTACACTTCTTTAAATCTGAACTATCCTCACCAGGTACAAACCATACCCAGTGACGATTCTTTGCATAATATATATCGTATACCTGAACACGTACACCTAACCCACGGATAAACTCCGTGAGCTTGGTTGCATCTTTGCTAACAGCGTAGCTAAGTCTAGTTTCCCTAGAGTAAGATGCCGCATTTGCCATTTACGCTAGAGTTACTACTCTTAAGTCATCTAATTGCTTGATACCTAATAGAGTATCTACGTTTACACGCGCTGCTCTGATACCTTGCTGACCCATATCAAATTCTTTTACAGTAATACCTTTTTGAGCAGCTAAAGTTAGGTAAGATTTATGAGCCCAATATGATGTGTTACCAACTGCAGTAGTAAAATTCATGTCAAAACCTAATAAAGGCATTGCAATTTGACCACTTTGTAGTGGGCTACCTGCACCTGCAGTTAAGAAGTCTGAAGAAGTAAAACCAGTGATGTTAAAAATATCATTTAACTGAGCTGATCCAACAACACCAAATCTATCAGATAATGGAACGTCGTTCTCATCTAACTTCTCTTTTGCAGCTAACATATCAACTAGATCCAAAGTATTAACTACAGTGTAAGATAACTGGTTAGCTACCGCTGGAACTGTTGCTAATATAATCTCAGCTTGGATCTTTTTGTTAATAGCATAGATAGCTAGTTCTCTTAATTTATCCATTACTGGAAGAGACTGCATCATTGCTCTATCTGTGATGATAAAATCCTTAACAATCTGCTTGTTAATAAGCATAGACTGAGAAGTAACTGTCACTGCATCTGCATCATTAGCAGATTCTTCACTTACTAAAATACCTGCATCAGAAAATTCTGGAACAGAATTGATTCTTACAGTATCACCTACTGCACTAATCTCACCTTCATAACTTCTATCAACTACTGCGTTGAATCGGAAGCTCTGCTAATAAAACGTCATAATAACGACGTGACCAAATCTCTGGTACGATAGCACTTAACTCCGTACTCGCTCTTTCAAATGCATTTGCCATGTGTATTCCCCTTTATGAATTATGTTTATCTTGCATTCTNTATTTATTCATTATGGCGTTTATAAGGGGTATAATCACCTGTTTCCTCTTGCTTTTAGTCCTTTCTTTTTCTATATCACTAAAGCTAATGGATTTACCACTAACCACTTCTGGATCTGCTGGATTAAGACTAGAACCACCACTCTTAAATAAATAAGGCTTATCTGCTTTTAGTTTCTTAATAGCCTCTTCAGCTCCTAAAACATTCACCTTACCTGTAGATGTAGATTCAACAACAACATCATTGATTAAACCAAAACGCTCAACATCGTTAACGTCTCTGATTCCTAAGTTATTTGCTACTAATTCAAGTGCTGTCATCTTCTTATTCATAACCAAAGAATCTCTTAAACCGTTAAGCTCTTCTTTAGCCTGATCCCTTTCACTCGCTCGCATCTCTGCTAACTTTTGCCATTCTTGCTCTTTTGCTAAGTCTGACTCTTCTTTTTCTTTTATAAGTTTATCACGCTCTTTTAAATCAGATTCTAACTTTAAAGCACGTTGCTTAAACTCATGAAGATCTTTGAGCATTAACTCACGCTCTTTATCTCCCTTTGTTGGTTCTAAAACCTCTTCTACTTTTTCTTCTTTAGTCTCGACATCAGGATCGACGCCTTTAGTATCGCTCATGGTTGTAATCTCCTTAGTTGCTTAAATCTTTGTACCACGCAAATTTAAGTTCTATATACCTTTGTACCACGCAAATATATAGAAATATATTCTGAGCATTATAGATTATAACAGTCAAACATTTTCTATTCTAGTATTAATTACTCTTCTTTATCAATTCATTAATTCTTTTTTCAATTTCTGCTGTATATAACCTAACAATACTCACCGTAAATTCATCCTTCTTATTATTTGGTATGAATTGACGCTTTGGCACATTCTTGCTCTCTAATGTGCCATTATTATGAGCCTCTGCTATATCAGCTATTTTACTCGAACCATTCTCCATACTTATATCAAATGATCCAGTTCCAGACTCAAAACTACTAGATGTTAAGTGCTTAATTAATGCACCCGTTAGATTTAAGTTCACTGGTCTAGTTTTCTTATTAGGATGTTTACCCCTAATACTCTTTGGATACTTCTTATCATCAGCATCCCTTTGCTCAGCATACGCCTTAAATCTTCCTACACCCCTAACTGGACTTAAGCCCTTACTTATTGAATCAGCCATTGCATTAACAATAATACGCCACACCTTCTTTTGTGTAACTCTGTTTAATATAATCTCTGCTTTTAAATCATCTATTATATCTAAATCTATTTTTACTTTAACCTTAGCCATTAGGATTTAAAAACCTCAACAAACCAAAACTACACTAAGTAAACTAAATAAACTAGAATCCCTAGCTACTGCACCCCTTACCTCGTGCCCTACTAAACTCAGGAAATGTATCTAACATCAACTCCCAGAATCCAGACTTAGTTGTAACTCCAGATAAAGTACTTCTATTTAATTTAGATGCATTATCCTTAGCTACATTATCAGTTATTATCTTATTTATCTCTCGCTCTATACTAGACTTATAACTCTCACCCTCTTCAGGTAAGTACCTTCGCTCAGGTAACGTAGACTCGCCACTAAAGTTATTATGACCNTCTGCCTTCTTTGCTTCCGGTGTATCTATATGACCTATCCTTACACCCTTACTAGTAAGTTCAAATGTTAAAACTATCTAACATATCACCTTCTAATTCTAAGTTAGCTATACCTGGACGACCTGCCTCTTGCTTTTTCTTTTCTATTATTCTTTACTTAACGATGCCTTATAATCTGCGCCATCTACCGGACTCTTTGCCTGACCAACAGCTAANNAAGTCTGCTCAACTAAGAACTCACCAACATCATTCTTAATCTTATCCTTAGTACTCCCTTGAAGCACTAACATCACTAACTAAGTCAATCTCTGACCAGATGTTAGCTCTGTTTACTTTGGTCTTTATTGTCTTGGCCATCTATTTTCCCATTATCCCCAAACCCTTGGCTCTCTGCTATCTTCTTACTCATCTTAGCTAAGTTCTCTTCCATTATTCTTGCTAACTTTGCCTCTGCCTGCTCGTCTGTCATATCTGGATTATCTAACTTTATTAAATCTATCTGCTCATTAATACCAAGAGACTTACGCTTTTCAATAATATCTAATCTTTCCTTCTCACTAATAATAACACTAGGCTTACCAAGTCTTACTATCAACTCATCATCNAAACCNTCTGGTAANATCAACCCCTCAAACTCTGGATCCAACATACCCTCACTAGCAAAATGCTCATTTAATTTATTTAACTTCCTCCAGTAATCAGGCTCGTTATCTAAAAACACTTGCTGTTGATCCTCAACATCTTCCATTGATTCACTCTTATCAATTATTAATGCAATACCGCTACCTGGAGATGCACCATTACCTAACTGAGTAGCTACACCACTTGTTGATAAGTTATTAGTACTAAGCAGTAATGCCACATACATTTCTATACCAGTTAAGAAGTCGCTTAAGTTTGGATTAGCATTAATGTAATTAACACTACTTGCTGGATCATCTGGATTCTCTCTTTCTAATTTAATAGCCTTAGTAGGACCGATCTCCATAGTCTGAGGTAGATTACTACCCTCCATTACTAACTGACCATAACCCTGAGTTACTGCAATATGATTGTAATGAGTGATTAAACAATTAACTAATATATCACCAAGTGGAACATCACTACCACCCTCTGCCCAGAAACTATTATTCTGATTAATCGCATAATTAACCATTGGAACTTCTTCAATTGGATTAAGTATACGCTCATCATCTGCATCAACTATATCCATAGGGTTACCCTCTTTATCTATAATTGATCCCGTACCATCCATAGTGAAATGATACTTATCACTCCAAACAATATACTTCTTATCATTAGTTACAGAACCATTACCTTCATCTTCTTTATTATCAGCTAATCCCCTGATCTGTACCATCACCTTTAAATACCTTACTTACTGTACTAGTACCCCTAGCATGAGTGTTTGGATCAACCGTGTAATTCTCTATACCCTCACTAGTAAAGTTACTTAAGATATAAGCCATTGGTCTTTCTCTATCCCAAAAGTTCTCAACTACACTATACAAATATGGAGCCATTGGTTGAGGCTTAACCCTCCACTTAATATTATTATCTTTATCCATAAACGGACATGGCTTTAAATAAAACATAGCGTTATGCTGTAACTTAGTTAACCTATTCTGGTCTTTCATTCTTTGATTAATATTTAACTTCTTTTCTAATTGATTTATCTTATCAGTAGACTCTTCATCTTCACCAACTAACCTAACAACACCATGGTTATAAACCCTTGCTAACTTATTAATTATCTTCTTAGTAAGNGAGATATTACTAATAGCAAATTGCATCTGAGCTACTGTGTTTCTATCAAACTGAGCTATTAACTTCTCTTTAACAAACCTATCTACCTGGTCTCTATATACCTGGTCCTTTACATAAGCTTGCACTCTACGCTCACGTTCCTCTTGACCTTCTATCTCTTGTACTAATTGTTTTCTTACACCTGGATCTAATAACTCAGCTTCGCTCTTGATTCTCATTGATGACTACCTCTTATCTGATTTTAATTGTACTAATACCACCACTGCGTTTACCTGAATAAGGAAATAGTATATCACACATATAATCCATACCATCACTGTGATGCGTTCTCTTTAAATCTTTTTAACCTTACCCAAACTCGCAACGTCTTGTTCAACACTCATTAAATCTTTTCTAAGCTCTTTTTGCTTATCTGGATTAATCTTAATGATACCTTTTCTCTAATAGATTGTTAACATTTAATTGACGCTCTCTCATGCCAGGAGCCTTACGCCTATTCTTTATGTTATAAAATCCCCACTTCTTTAAAATCTCTATATCTGGTCTACCCTTTGTACTTCTAGCCTGACCAGCTGGATCTGGATAAAGCACACTTAAGTCTGGGGTATAACCCCTACTTATTAATGCCTGACACAACATGTTAGTATCTGCACCACGTTCTCCACCAGGAATAGTTATTTCATCTATACCTTTTAGGAATCTACCATCATATTCCCAGACAGTTGCAGACATTGGATCTACGTTAAAATCTATTCCAACATGTATAGTTGCATGATTAGTTCTAACTAGTGACTTATCATCATTAGTAGCTGAATCATAAGCATAGTAAAATCTATTACTACTCATGTTTATCCACATACCTTTTAAATATGCATCTAATGTAATTGAATCGTAACTATCCTCTAATGATCTAATGTAATCTTCACTTAAGTTATCTGAATTATCTCTTGTATCACCATATATAACTCTTGAATTTCTCATTGGTGTTTCAATAAATGAATCATATAACCAATGGCCTATCCCTTCAGGTGTACCACATGTTGCTATCTGTGGATGCTTAGCACCTTTAAGTCTTACCCTTGCTACAAGCTCATCATATCTTTTCTTATTAATTAAAGTAACCTCATTGATTAAACCATAAGACCAGTTAGGTCCTCTTAAATCTTTTTCTGCTGTTACTATATATAACTTACCTGGAGTCCATGGAAACTTAATCGTATGATCTGTACCATGATACTTATACTTAATCTTATTCTCATAAAGTATATGTTCAATCATTGGTAATACATCACGTTTATAATCTGTAAATGATGGACACATTAAACCACCTGGATATGGTCTATTTAAGAAACTTAAGTGCAGCATCTTCATTACTAAAGCATAAGTCTTACCACCACCATAACCAGATGATAGATGTAAGAACTTAGATTCTATATCACTATGGAACTCTTTTTGATGAGCATTTCTTTTGTAATTAAATTTAACTCTCATTTTTCTAATAATTTCTTATTAAGTAAATAAAACTTTATCTGACCTTTAGTGAATCCTAATTCATTTAGTATAGATACAATTCTTTTATCTTCCATTAGTATTATATTACTAAACTGATCATTAGCATTAACCCATACCCTTAGTCTTGAATGTATTTGATTAAGTTGTATGAGTAGTTCGTTCATTAGAAAAAATCCATTCCATCAATCTTATCTTGTTGAAAGCCATCACCTTCATTAAGTCTTTCTTCAGTCCAACCACATGCAATTTTACTTAACCAAATAGCTGCACCTAAGTTACCTTCTTTTAAATCACCAATAGCCATTTTTCTAAATAGTTTTTGGTGCCAAGCCTCCTTGAAACCCTTATATTTTTTAAATGAGTCGGAAAATTTACTATGTTGCTTAACCCATTCATAGAATGTGTCTTTATGTATTCCTATTTCGCAACATAGTTCTGATACTGTAAAGCCTTGTTTACCAAACTCAATTATAGAATCACAGTATTCTTCTCTATATAAAGTTGGTGCACCAGCAGTTTTATAAGTTTTCTTATAAGCCTTCTTCTTTGTTTTTTTCTTTGTCTGTGCCATTGATTTTAACTATCCCCTCAAGATCTGCGAACTCACCCTCTAGTTTACCGGATGCTACTGCAGTCTCCATATCTTTTAGCTTCTGAGCTTTTTCTTGTAATCTAACTTTTTTAGCTATGCTCATTGCATTTTCTTCAGCGTATAGTTTAACAGAATTTACAAAGTTATTGGTAAAGTCTCTAGTAATTTCTATTATCTGTTCTTTTTTTAAATTCTTACCTAGTTTTTTTCTATATCCGATATCTACCTCAGCCATAGTTTTACATAGGTTAGTTAAGAATAGTTCGACACGCTCATTGTTTTTAACAGATTCGATTAAGTCTTTAGATACATCATCACGCTCACCTAAGTGATTATAGAATGTTGATCTTATAATTTGATGTAGCATGATTAGCCTGAAATACCAGGTACAGATTTAGGTGCACCAGCAGTTTCAACTAAAGCAGCTGCTGAATTAAGCACTCTTCTTTCTACCACTTCACTTCTTAGATAGGTTATATCATGCGTGTGATCGTCACCACTGACCGGAATAGCTTCCTTAACAAACTTACCCTTCCTTTTCACTCGACCCCATACAAGCGGTCCTGAGACGCATTTAAGTATAGGTGGTTGATCATCCCCTTGCGGTATAATTTCCATTTCGTGAAAGTGTCCACCAATTTGAGTGGAGTAGAATTGTAATCTGCCATTAGAATCAACTGTATGGAAGAAGTGACAGTGTTCAACCCATTGCCATATAGCTGGATCATCCATATCTTCAAAAGAGCCTAATCCAATCTTTTTAGCCATTTTAGCTACTTCAAGCTTGTATAGGTCGTGATGTACTTTATCCATGTGTTTAAACACACGTTGTTTTATTTCAGGTTTAGCATCTGCTTCTGTTTTCTTAGCTCTGCTCTTCGGTTCAGCCATGGTTGTAGTCTCCTGTTGCTGTTATAAACTGTATAAACAGGATAATACCATAAATAAACTTAAATCAAGTAATTAAAACTCATCTGATGAGAGTAAATTATCAAGATAGTGTTTTAAACCATCAATTTCTTTCCTGTATTTATTCATAACCTTATTTTTAGCTCGATTCTTGTCAAATTCTTCTAAAATAGGAATTATATTAAGAATTATGTTACGGCATGAGTTTAAGGCTTCTATCTGGTCTTTGGTAAAGCTATTTTTGTCATATTTAACATTAGATAGCACCATAATGGAATTAACGATTGATGACATTGATGATTCTACCTTTTTAATGACTTCAAAGACTAAATCTTGCTCAACATCAACCCTGTAACCATAACCAGGTCTATTTGACAGCAATCTACCTTCTTTTAGCATTTTTTTTCTAACTGGCTGAATATTTCTATTTAAAATGACTTTTCTTAGCTCCATATCTTCGCCAATTTTAACATATTTAGCTAATTGCGATGTTGATACGTATTTACCAGGATAAACTTCACCAGCGCGTTCTATAAGCCTAGAAAGTAGCTCTGGTATTACATTAGGTTTATCTTTAGACTTAATTTTTCTAACTTTATCTAAGAAATAGCCTCTTTGAGTTTGAATTTCAGCTTTAAGCCATGAATTAGGCACTCTTTTTTCATTAATTTTATCCATTAGCAAAACTCCGGTGGTTTATGTGATTTATCAACAATAAATAGGTAATACTGCTTATCGTGCCTACTTTTAATAGTACAGTGAGCGACTCTTTTATATAATACATATGGTTCTGCACCAGGTTGACCATGGCCATGATATTTACAGCAATGTGGGCACCAGAATCTTAACTGCGATCCATTATAGAGTTCGGCCATAAACACTTCATGGCCAAGTTCATTAGCCATCTTAATATCTGATTCTCTTAATTTTCTTCTCATTTTGTATTCCTTTCAATTAATGAAGATGAAGATGTGAAGATGGGTCTATGCTATTATTTCTGAGTACGTTTTCTTATGTTTTAATGTTAAACACTAATTATTCTTCTTTTGAAAAATAAATATAAGAAAAACATCTACATCTTCATGAATTACAGATATTTTAAGAGTAGATTTGAGTGTTTACGCATACATAACGCACGGAATAACCGAATGAAGATCTTTTTAGATCTACATTTTTGTACACAGATTTGACTACATCTTCATTAATATCTTCATAAAAGTCGTTTCTAAGCTCCTGACACACTGCTCTGGAAAAATTGATCAAACTTACCGGCCTGTAGTTATATCTCTTGCAGTATGCGTCATAATCACCATAAAAGTCTTTAATATATTTAGGAGTTGAAATATTTTCATCATATTTAACATGCTGTTTATACCATTGATACACTGAATCAGTTTCATTTCTATATTGAATAACCATATCATTAACGGCTTTAACATTAGTTAGTCTTCCATTTTTATTTAGTCTTATCTAATCCTTCTAGAGCCCAGTTTATTATTCCACTCATCTCTGGATATAAGAACTTTGACTCATAACTATCTATTCTATCTTCCGGCTTAATATATCTATTAAATGGGATAATACAGAGCTTTTCAAAGGCACCTATTGTTGAATCTTTAAAGTTTGGCATTTTATTGGCTGCAAAAAAGAACCTAGACTCTACTGGTAGCATATATTCACCTTGGTTCTTATGTGAAACTATTAATTCTTCACCACCAACTGCTGTTTTAAATGAATCAGAGTTAATAATATTAGTAGTTACCTCACCAGTAATATTAGCTATTCTCCCATCAAGTAAAACAGCACTAAATGGCAAGTTAAGCTTATCAATTGGTACACTTGAGTAGTTATTAGAACCTATCATATGCTTTAAAGTCGATAAATATACACTTTTACCATTCCTACCACTTCCATATAATACAAATGCTTTATGTAGCCATGGATAACCACCTATTAACGTATAACCAAATATCATTTGCGATAATTCTATTAAATCCTTATTCCCATCAAATATTTGGAACAAAAACTTAAGCCAATTATCACACTTAGCATCTGGTACATAATCATGGTCTAGCTTATATTTAAAAAAATATTTAGGATGGTGATCTATTAATTTTTTATTCTTAACATCTAATATCCCATTATTAAGATTCAAATAACCCTTTTCTGGTTTAAAAGCATCTTCCTGGTGAAAGCAAATAACTTGAGACATTTCATAAAAATTATTAAGTAAGTTATTAGTGCATTTATACTTTGTATCTTCATTTATCTTTTGTTTTAATTCTTTTTTTCCTATGAATTTATAATAACCATCATCATATATATAAGAATATGATTCAGATGCTTTTAAATAATATTCATCCTTATAGTAAACTCCTAAACATTGATAATCTGGTGTTTCTACATTACCTTTCTTGGTTTCTTTTAATTCAAAAAAACCATTCCATTTCCAGAAATACCTTCTTTCATCTCTATCTTTAATTAATAGTAAATCTAGCTGCGCTTGAACTTCATCTAACCCTTCTAAACATTCCAAATCATTAAAGTCTGTACCACTCTTGGCTACTCTAAAGCTTGGATAAAATAATCTAGCGCCTAATATACTAGCTGCTTTCGTTGCTGCTTCAATACCTGGATTCTTACCAATTCTCTCATTTGTTTTTTCATCATTATCAGCACATACATAGAAATTACTCTCTACATCTTTAAAAGCTTCAGCAACATTTATCATGTTACTAGTATTCATAGTGCAAACCACTGTGGCTTTTGTGGCCTTATATATAGTCATACCAGTGGCCCAGCCTTCACAGAAATAGGTATCATTTTTATTTTCAACATTATCACTTATGATATGAAAACATTCTTTTATCTTACCACCGCTGATGAATTTCTTAGAGCCATCCTCAAATATACGCTGGCATGACCATAATTTATTATTAATATCAAAAAGAGGTACGGTAATGAATGTAGTGCCATCATCTTCACATAATTTTGCTGACTTAAGGTCATCTATTTTTTTATCTTTAAGGTATTTAAAGTCTAATGCTTGGTCTAATTTATTAGATAAATAATAATTAACTTTTTTTATAGCCTTTTCGTTAGATAGCTTTTGCTCCTCTTGCCTCTTTCTCTCCATTAAATGTATTTCTTTATCTACAATTTCTTTTTCATATTCATTGAATCTTTTTTTAGAATGCCATGTAAGCTTTTCGCCCGTTGACCAGTCGCCTACTATAAGTATTTTAATATCACTTTTAAATTTACTATCTACAACTGTATGACCTATAAACCATCCTGACTTATCTTTTCTTCCATTCGGTTTAAACCTATGTACTAAACCATCAAATGTTGGTTCGAAATTAAAATTGTTTTCCCTTAAAAATGCGTAGATGCCCATTCAGCTTCCCCCCTCTTTAATTATATTTNATAAAACTTTGTGAGTATTATTTAGTGGAGTAATAACTTGCAATAGAAAATAATTAATGTAAATAGATAATTAGCTTTAACCAGCTCTTTTTGATGTGAGTAAGTGTGAGTATCAAAAATGTCTATAAGTGGCCTTGGACTAAAATCTAGGGCCATTTTCTTAAAATGCCCTCTAACCATCCATCCGTGAATAAATTAAAGGGCAAAATGCATTACAACAAAGTATATATATATTGCCATATATATTAAGTTATGTAAAATCTACTACTAGATAGGCACTTATTAATATCATCTTAGTATACATCTAGCTTCAGGCATCCAATATAGATAGTTCATTAATAATTTTTAATAGGTGTCTATCTTTTTACTTGATTATTATTAAGTAAACTATATTAATAATGACCACTTACTTACCACATTATAAAAAAAGAGGAGCTGACTATGGCACTACCTATTAAGCGAAGCAAAAAAGAACCTAATTATTTAAAGAAAACATATCTTATATATGGATCACCTAAGTCTGGTAAGACCACGACAGTAGCTGGGTTTGGAGATGATGAAGATAATAAGTTATTATTTTTTGCTACTGAGCCAGGTCACCGTTTTCAAGAAATATATAAATGGCAAAAACAAGATGCAAAAGGAAATACTATAGATCCAACATGTTGGGATGACTTTAAGACATGTGCAAAAGAATTAATCCATGAAGAGCATGACTTTAAGGCGATAGCTATTGATGTTGCTGATATTTTATTTAAGTGGTGCGGTGAATATGTTTGTAAAAAAAATAATATAGANCATGAGTCTGACCTTGGTTTTGGTAAAGGNTATGCNTTAATAAGAGAAGAGTTTGTTAAACCAATTGAGGCATTAACTCAAAGAGGGTATGGGGTTATATTTTTATCTCATGAATCAGAGAAGGAACGGCAGATAGGACCTAGGAAAGTTACATATATAGATACAACTTTACCTAATACAGCTAAGAAAGTTATACATGGCTTATGCGATTACATCTTATATTTCCACACTGATGATGACGGTAAAAGATATATAAGAACTAAATCAACTGAGAATATAAATGCAGGTGATAGAAGTGGTAAGTTACCAGAAGTAATGGAAATGGATGCTAAGTTATTAATTAAAGAATTAAGTAAATGAAGCACTCTGGAATACCTGTAATAAGAAAAAGATGTAGACATGATTATTCAAACAATGATGTTGAAGAATTGATTAATTATTATTTTTCTGATGATTGTAATGTGATTACTCATAATTGAGTAATGAGTATTTTAGATTATCTTCGTAAAGAAGTTAATAAATTTAAACAAAAACCTATTATAAAAGGAGAAAACATATGAGTACATGGGGTGAAGAAACCGGAACTGAATACAGTTTATTAGAGCCAGGTAAATATACAGCGTTATTAACTAATGCAACTATTGATGACACTAATATAGATAAGCCAGTTATTAATTTAGAGTTTCAAGAAAAGACTACTAAGTTATGGATGCGTCTAGTGTTTACTGAAACTGCTATGAAGTTTTTAAGTTGGCAATTAGGTGTATTAGGTGTTTGGAGTGAGCTTAAGGGTTCTACTAATTCACACCAGGCTGCTTTAAAGGCTGCAGACTTATTATTTAACATGGTTAATAAAACAGAGGTTGTATTAGAAGTTTCACATAGAACTTATGAAGGTAAACAATATCATAATGTTATTGTTGATTCATTATCTAGTGGTGAGCCNATTAACCACGCGCCTGTATTAAGTAATTCTAAGTTTAATGCTGAAGAAGAACTAGGATTCTAGAATAATTTATCATTACTAACTCTCTTTTTAGGAAGGGAGTTTAGTAATAATTCTATTGATTGATTTTTATCTTCTATATAAATCATATACCACTCTTGATAAAGTCTAGATAAAGATCCAGCAGAATCTACAACACAAGCAAAGCATCCTTTGTTAATTTTTTCTAACAAGAACTCTCTTTGGTTATCTCTTAATGTTGATAGCCTACCAGGTGCTTTAAATTCAACAAAAGATCCTATACCAAGTGGCGTACATCCAGCAGAGTCTACAAAGCCTGACTTAACAGTTATGGCGCCATACATATTCCTACCACCACTAGCTTCAATTACATTCATAGAAAAACCTTGGTCTCTAAACCAGTTCATACAAGCTTTTTCAACCTCTTTTTCTGGTTTTCTATTCTTACTAGACTTTTTGACAGTAGTCTTTTTAGTTAAATACTTATGAAGTGCTGCTTTTGTAGATTCATGGTGGCTCATTTGTTAATATTATTTACAAGTTAGTACTTCTTACAAGGGTTAAGGCATCATGTTAGATTTTGAGATAAAAGGTGATTTTGATTTAGGTTGGTTAGGAACTTCCACTTGCATTTGCACAGGAGTTATAATACAAAACTTAGGTATTGAAGCACACGTAGAGATGTTCCAGGTTAAAGCTGATCTACTAGGAAATTTTGTTGATGTAACTTATCAGATGGAAACTAAAGCATTAGATGCTCTTATGCAGATATGCTTAGAAGATATATGTGGGGAGGATTATGATAATAAAGGAAAGTGTCATTGAGATATTTAGTCC